TTATTCATATGCAGTAGAAGGTACATCTGAATCATATACGGTGAATATGCAATCTGCAGGAAGTAGATTTGCTAGTAAAATTGGTAATAGAGCAGCAAACTTCACTTGGTCAGTACCGGCTGGAACAAAAATTTCAGTAGGAACTAATAGTGGTGGTACTGCAACATTTAGTGTTGGTAGTATTACAAACGCACCAACTCAAACTATCTTACAAACCGTAGAAGCACATACTATTAGAGTAGTATTTGCAGATGGATTTAATGACCATGCAACAAGATATAATACAAACGTTCAAAGAACTGTGTATTCAGTAGATTCTTATGATGGAAACTCTGCAGCACTTTGTTTAACAATTGATTCACCGGTTACATTAGCAGATGGAACAATTGTTGAGGCAGGTGATTTAAACGAAGGTGATGTATTAAAAGGATTTTCAATAGCAGGTTTAGGAACTGAATCAGATGGTACATTTTTAGAATGGTCAACTAATTCATTAAACACAACACCAAAAGATGTTACCGTTGTTAATTTAACTTATTCATTTGCATCTCGTTATTATGATGTAAATAATGGTGAAGTAACTGCAACATCAGAACACCCATTATTAGTTAAAGATTCGCAAACAGGTGATTACCTATTTAAAGAAATGTTTAATTTAGTAGTTGGTGATAAATTGATTAAAGGTGATGGAACTGAAGTTGATATTACATCAATCGATATAGTACAAAGAACAACTGAAATTGTATCAATAGATGTTGAAGAAGATGATACTTATATGGTAAATGGGTATATCACTCACAATAAAGGTGGTAATACATTTACTAACTTTGCAGGACCGGGTGCACCAACAACACTTGCATATTCTTCACCTATGATTACATGGGTTGCACCTGCTAAAACATTAACATTAGGTATTACTGCTTATCAATACCAAATAGCATCAGATAGTGGATTCGCAACGGTCGTTAATACGGCAGACGAATGGAGTACAACTCAAGTAGAAGTAAATACTATACTTTCTGCAGGTACTTATTATTTTAGAGTAAGAGCAATTGAAGCAGGATTAAAAGGAACTTGGTCAAGTACATTAACTTTCACTAGATAATATTTACGTTTTGCGAAAGTTGGTATATTTATATATATAAGAAATTAATTAACAAAATATATCAAAATGGCAGAAGAAATTAAGTTTACAGACGAAGAAATTACCCAAATCAACCAATTAAGACAAGGATTTGCATCGATTTTCGTTGAATTAGGTGAACTAACAATTGAAAGAAAAAAGAAAATTCAAGAATTTGATAACATTGAATTTCAGATTCAACAAAGACATGATGAATTGTTACAATCTGAAGATATTTTATTCAAATCTTTGAATGAAAAGTACGGTGATGGTAATTATGACCCTAATACGGGAATTTTCACACCAATAGAAAAAAACTAATTAGTTACGATATAAGCAAAAAATTAATCTTTGGAAAAAGATAATTATATTTATATTCGTATCATTATACAAAAACGAAATTTAACAGGAGTAATATAAAATGGCAGAAAAGATTGTATCACCAGGTGTATTTACAAGAGAAAATGACCTTTCATTCTTAGCACAAGGTATTGGTGAAATCGGAGCAGCAATTATCGGACCTTTCTCAAAAGGCCCTGCTTTCGTACCAACCGTTGTAAACACACAATCAGAATTTGAATCTTTATTCGGTACACCTAATGGAGATTACTATACAGGATATACCGTACAAAATTATTTAAGAGAAGCGGGTACCGTAACTATCGTTAGAGTTGGTCACATAGGTGGTTATACTCAAAATACACCGGTAGGTATCGCTGTTTCCGGTTCAACTGGCTATAAGTTAGTAGGTGTGTTAAAATCTACTCACAATTGGTCAACTGATGGAAATGGAGATGCGATTACTGCAAGTATCGATTCACAAGTTTCACAATCTGCTTTCTCAATCACATTATCAGGCTCTGATAGTGCATATAACACTACAATCTCTGCATCAGCTCTTTATACTGCTGGTAACGATTTATCAGATGTATTTGGTGAATCTGCAAGAGGTTCAAAAGGTGTATATGTATCTCAATTTTTTGAAAATGCTGCTGCTTCTACATTTGTTGCAGCAAGTGGTTCACAAGTAATTGAGGTAAATTTAGGTGAACAAAGTTTCGCTGGACAAGATATTTCTTATGCATCTACTCCGTGGATTCAATCACAATTAATTTCAGGTGAAAGACATGATTTGTTCCGTCTACATACATTAGGTGAAGGAACATATGCAAATAAAGAATTTAAAGCTTCTATCTTCAATGTTAAAGCAGCAGGTGAAACAAATGCAACCGATTACGCTACTTTCTCATTAGTTATTAGAGGTTTTGCTGATACTGATAGAAAAAAATCAATATTAGAAACATATAACAACTTAACATTAGACCCTGCATCTCCAAACTATATCCTTAAAGTTATAGGTGATAGACATGTAACTATCGATGCAAATGGTAAACAAAATGAAACAGGTGATTATGCTAATCGTTCTAGATTAGTAAGAGTAGAAGTTTCTGCAGAGGGTTCATTCCCAATCATTGCAGGGCCATTCGGACACGCTAAATATCTTTCACCAATTTCAGGTTCAGATAGTATAACTCCTGCAGTTATCTTCTCAACTGGTTCAAAAGACAATACTGCTTCATCAACATACAGATATTCAGGTATTGATTTAGAAACTTCAATTGTTAAAGTTGATAATAATCACTTCTTAGCACCTATTCCAAACAACGCTGGTAATGGTTCTAACGCAGTGTTCTCATTTAACTCATCACCATTCTCTTATGAATTAACTGGTTCTAACACAACTGATGTTGCTAAAAGACAATTTACAGTTGCATTCCAAGAGGGATTTGATGGTGTATCACCAACAATTAAAATAGCTAAAGCAGAAGATTCTGATTGGGGTGCTGGAAATACACAAGGTTTTGATTTATCAACTTCTACTGCAAGTGGTTCAGTTGCATACGTTAAAGCAATCAATTCAGTATCTAACCCAGATGATTTTGATATTAATTTAGTATCTGCACCGGGTATTGTAAGAAGATTACACTCTTATGTATTTGATAAGGTTGTTGATATGGTAGAATCTCGTGAAGATGCATTCTTCATCGGTGAATTAAGTGATAAAGATGATTCAATTGATTTAGTAACATCTGAAGCACAAAATGTAGATTCAAACTATGTAGGTTCTTACTATCCGTGGGTTAAAACAATCGATACAAGAACAAATAAATTAACTGCAGTTCCACCATCAGTATTGATGCCAGGAATATACGCAGCAAACGATGCTGTTGCAGCAGAGTGGTTTGCACCAGCTGGTTTAAATAGAGGTGGTATCACTGGAGCAGTTTCAGTATTGAATAGATTAACACATGCAGAAAGAGATACTTTATATGAAAACAAAGTAAATCCAATCGCTTCTTTCCCTGGCGAGGGTATCGTGGCATTTGGACAGAAAACTTTACAAGATAAGGCATCTGCTTTAGATAGAATCAACGTAAGAAGATTATTAATCAAAGTTAAGAAATATATTGCATCAACATCGAGATATTTAGTATTCGAACAAAATACTGCAACAACTCGTTCGAGATTCTTAAACACTGTAAATCCTTATTTAGAGGGTATCCAACAAAGACAAGGTTTATATGCGTTCAAAGTAGTAATGGATGAAACAAACAATACACCAGATGTAATCGACAGAAACATCTTAGCAGGTTCAATTTACTTACAACCTACTAAAACTGCTGAATTCATCGTAATTGATTTCAACATCTTACCAACTGGAGCAGCATTTACAGCGTAATAAAAACCAAAAAGTAGACAAAACTATATTTATTAGTATATAAAGGAGAAAAAATAAAATGGCAGAAGTATTAGAATTCAACGATATGTTCTATACGAACTTTGAACCAAAGATGAAGAATCGTTTCATCCTAGAAATAGGTGGAATTCCTTCATATTTGATTCGAATTGCAAATAGACCACAAATTAACTTTGAAGTGGTTACGTTAGACCATATCAACGTTAAAAGAAAGTTAAAAGGTAAAGGTGAGTGGCAAGATGTTAATATGACGTTATTTGACCCGATTGTACCATCAGGTGCACAGGCAGTAATGGAATGGGTTCGTTTATCACATGAATCTTTAACAGGTAGAGATGGATATGCAGAAATGTATAAGAAAGATGTTCAAATCTATATGTTAGGACCAGTAGG